TGTAGTGCCTGATTTTGTTACATTAAATTATAGTTGTTTAATCCAAACATACTATATGGAACAAATGAATAAAATTATTGAAGCATGTGAATATGCTTCTGATGCATATTGGGGTGACCCAGAAAGATTTAAATTTAGAGCATTTATTGATTCTTTTGCTACATCAGTAGAAACAACAGTAGGGTCTGATAGATTTGTCGCAGGTAATTTTGATATTAGACTTAGAGGTTATATCATTCCAGATGTATATCAAAAAGATTTAACAGCAATTAAGAAAGTAAATTCTAAAACAACAATAACAGTTACATCAGAAACAGTTTCAGACATTAATAATATTCCGGGACTCCGTGAATAAAGTTTATTATATTTAAGTTATGCGAGCAGTCAAAAAAGTTTTATTTCTAGCACCACACTTAAGTACAGGTGGTATGCCCCAATTTCTTCTTAAAAGAATACAAGCTTTAAAACAATATACTAATTATGAAATTTTTGTATTTGAATTTAGGCGATATGCTACTCAATTTATTGTACAAAGAGAACAGATTAGAAAGTTAGTTCCAGAGTCTAATTTTTTTACTTGTGGTTGGGATGATTTTACTGAAGAAAAACAAAATACAATAGTTAAATTTGTTGAAGAAAATAATATTGATATTATCCATGTAGAAGATCCCCCAGAAGCATTTGATAGTTTTAATAAATTTAATACTGAGTTACAAAAGAAACTATATAAAAAAAATAGAAAATATAAAATTATAGAAAGTCCTCATGGGATGGGATTTGATCCAGATAAAGATAAAAAATTTGATCCCGATGCTTATGCGTTTGTAGTTGATGATCATTTAAATAATAAGTATAAAAATAAAAAGGCAAAAATTAAATCATTAATCCCATATCCTATTGACATTTCTATTAGAAGTTCATTATCTAAAGAAACTATACTTAAAAATGAAGGTTGGAGAGAATATGGTGAAAAACATATTGTAAATGTAGGATTATGGACACAAGGTAAAAATCAGGGTTATGCTTTAGATATAGCAAGATCTTTATGGGATAAATATAAATTTACTTATATTTTTCATTTTATAGGAAATCAAGCAAGTAACTTTAAAAACTATTGGGAACCAATAACAAAAGATTTACCTGACAACGTTATAATACATGGAGAAAGAGATAATGTAGATGAATTTTATAAAATGGCGGATTTAATGTTATTTACATCTACATGGGAATGCAACCCAGTGGTATTAAAAGAAGCTATATCCAATAATTTAAGAATTATGGCTTATAATTTACCACATTATGGAGATGAGTATGATAATTTTATAGATGGATTAACAGGTAATTCTGTAAATGATGAACATACTCTTTTAAAAGTTATTAATACTCCTGTAAAATACAATTCAGTAGAATATAGTAATGGAGTTAAAGAATTTGCACAAAAGCATATTGAGTTATATAAATCTTTATTAAATGGCGACAGTTCATAAGGACACAAAGTTTTTAATATCATTTGAATTCGAACCTAAAGTTGAAGTTACAGGTACTAGATACGGGAAGTATAAAGTAGAATTTATAGATAAGGACACAAATAAAACGGTTCACACAAGTGAAATCAAAAATAATATGTGGACAAAGTGTAATAGAAGATATTACACTCCTTGGATAATTAAAATTAATGGTAAAATTGTCCATGAATTTGATTTAAAAGGTAAAAAAATATTTGTTTCATTTGATTCTAAATCAACAGGAGATACTTTAGCTTGGGCCCCTCAAGTAGTAGAATTTCAAAAGAAATTTCAATGTGATGTTACAGTATCTACTTTCCATAATGAATGGTTTGAAAAACTTCCAGAATACCAAAATCTAAAATTTGTAAAACCTGGCTCTTCATTAGAAGGTTATTATGCTTGTTATCAATTAGGATGGTTTAGAAATAAAGATGGAAAATGGGATGAAGGTAATTATCATCCTCAACAACCAAATACGATTCCTTTAATTCAAGCCGCTAGTGATATATTAGGTGTTCCTTATAAAGAAATAAATTATGGGATTGATTTTACACCATCTGAAAAAAGCCCTTTTCCGGATAAATACATTGTTATAGCCCCCCGCTCTACAGCAGGGATGAAAGAATGGCCACACCATTATTGGGAAAAATTAGCTAAAGATTTAACTAATTTAGGATATAAAGTAGTAAGTGTTTCTTACGAAGGATTTGAATGCCCTAATGTTATAGATAGAGGAGGAAGAGAATGGAAATGGACATGGAATTTCCTACATCATGCAGAATTATTTATAGGATTAGGATCTGGGGTATCCTGGGCAAATTGGGCATTAAATAAGTATACTTTAATGATTAATAATTTTGTTCCTTATGGTTATGATTTTACTCAAAATATGTTAAAAGTAGAAAATCATTCTGTATGTAATAATTGTTGGGCTGATACAAGATTTACATTTGATAGAGGAAATTGGGATTGGTGTCCTAGACATCAAGGAACTACAGCACAACACATATGCCATAAAGAAATTAAACCTGAATATGTGTTAGATAAAGTAAAATATATTTTAAAACACAAATTAAGCAAAATATGAAAAGAGTTTGGGTAAATGGGTGTTTTGATGTGTTACATAGGGGACATTTAAGTTTATTTAATTATGCCTCTACATTAGGAGATAAACTTACCGTGGGGATTGATTCAGATGAAAAAGTAGCTAAAGATAAAGGTCCAGATAGACCTTATAATACACTTGAGGATAGAGTATACCATTTAAATTGTTTAAGATTTATAGATGAAGTATTAACATTTGATAGTAGAGAGGAACTAGATATATTAATTTGGCAATACCAACCAGACTTTTTAGTTGTTGGAGAAGATTGGAAAGGGAAAGACGTAGTTGGTGGGGAACATGCAAAAAAGATTGTATATTACCCTAGAATAAAAAATTATTCAACTACAAATATACTTAATAATGATAGAGAGTAAATTATATCCTGATAGACAAAAAAGAGCATTAGTTGATATTGATGAAACTATATGTTTTTATGGGGATAAAAGGGCATATGAATTAGCAGAGCCCAATCAAAAAAATATTAATAAAATTAATAAATTAAAAGATGAAGGATGGCATATAACTTATTGGACTGCTAGAGGGGGCCATTCTAAAAGAAATTTATATAAATTTACAAAAGAGCAACTTACAGAATGGGGATGTAAATTTGATGACTTAGTTGTAGGTTATTCTGAAATTTATGGTGTTGAAGTTAAACCTTCTGTAGATTTAATTATAGATGACAAATCAAAACGTATAGAAGAATTATGATAGTACAACCTAAAATAGTCCCAAAAGCATGGGGTGAAGAAATATGGATTCACAATGATGAAGAATATTGTGGTAAATTATTAAGGTTTTTTAAAAAAGGAAATAAATTTTCTTTACATTACCATGTTATTAAAAAAGAAAGTTGGTATGTAGGTAAAGGAAGTTTTGAATATATTTGGTTAGATACCGAAAAAGGAGTAGAAGATTCCATAATAATAAAAACTGGAACTTGTATCACAATTGAAAGAGGACAACCACACCAATTAATAGCATTAGAAGATAATTCAGAAATATTTGAAGTATCAACTCAACATTTTGATGAGGATAGCTATAGAATCAGAGTAGGAGATAAATAATGAATGTAGTAATTATAGGAGAAGCTTGTTATGATGAATTTATTTACTGTAAAGTAGATAGAATTTGTCCTGAAGCACCCGTCCCAGTATTAAACCCAACAGCAGAAATTTCCAATGCAGGAATGTCTCAAAATACTGCTAATAATATTAGATCAATGTTTAAAGAATCTAGAATTGATGTTATTCAACAAAATGAAGTAATAACTAAAACTAGATATGTTGAAAGTAAATCTAATCAAATGTTTATTAGAGTAGATAAAGGAGAAGATAAAATTGAACCTATAACATGGAACGATAATTTAGTTAAAAAAATATCAGATGCTGATGTTGTAATTGTTAGTGATTATAATAAAGGTTTTTTAACAGATAAAGACATTACTATTATAGGCACTTTATCTTCATTATCAATATTAGACTCAAAAAGAAAATTAAATAATGATATGATAATGGATTATACGTTTATTAAGTTAAATGAAGATGAACGTTTAAATAATCCACTATTAACTAAAAGTAATATTATTACTACATTAGGTGCTAAAGGTGCCCAATATGAAGGTAAAATTTTTGAATCACCTAACCCACAACAAACTATTGATGTAAGTGGTGCTGGAGATACTTTTACAGCTGCCTTTATAGGTAAATATTTTGAAACAAAAGATATGAGCAAATCAATTAGATTTGCTAATAAAATGGCATCTATAGTAGTTAGCAAAAGAGGTGTTACTACTCCTTAAATTATAATCAATTAATATATATTTATAACCAAAGTTTACACTATGAGTAATGTAATCAAGTTACAAGACAATGAGATAAATGATATAAAAAAAGGTCAAGAAGGTTTATCTCAACTAATATTTAGAATTGGCCAACTAGAAGTTCAAAAAAGAAATATTTTTAATGACTTAGATAAAGTCGTTGCAGGAAATAATTCATTAGGAAAAAAACTTCAAGATAAATATGGAGAAGGTGATATTAACCTAGAAACAGGGGAATTAACCTTAAAAGAAGAAACAAAATCAACGGAAAAAAATTAATTTCTTGAGAAAAGTTTCAATATTTATAAGAAAATAATATAAAATAATAACGTAAAATGGCAGAAACTCTTTTATCTCCTGGTGTATTAGCCCGAGAAACTGACCAATCATTTATAGAAGGACAGCCTGTACAAGCTGGTGCAGCAATTATAGGTCCTGCAGTTAAAGGTCCAGTTAATATCCCAACATTAGTTAGTTCTTTTTCTGAATATCAATCAGTGTTTGGCGGTGCTGTTACAAGTGCTTCGGTACAATATTCTTATCTTACTTCAACAGCAGCTAATAACTACTTTTCACAAGGTGGTTCTAGTTTGCTAGTAACTAGAGTAGTAAGTGGAAGTTTTACTCCAGCTAAATCAAAAAATATTTTAAACGCTGATGCAGCAGTAGCTTTTCAATTAGCTACTTTAGCTGAAGGTGATATAATGAACAGTATATCTGGTTCTTCAGGTAACTTAGGTACAGCAGATAATGTTATTTGGGAAATTACATCTGCTAACACATCATCTGGTACTTTTAGTATTGCAATTAGAAGAGGAGATTCTACTTCAACAGACAAAAAAGTATTAGAAGAATTTAGAAATGTATCATTAGACCCAAAACAAAATAATTATATTTCTAAAGTAATTGGTGATTTATCTAAAAGCGCAAGAACGGACGGAACTGACCATTATATTCAAGTATCCGGTAGCTATGTTAATAAATCAAAATTTGTTAGAGTATTATCAGTAGATACGCCAACTCCTGACTTTTTTGACCAAGCGGGTGCTGCAAAAGCAGCATTTACAGGTTCAATCCCTGCTGTAGGTAGTGGATTTTTCAATTACGCTTCAGGATCATTAAACGCAGTAAGTTTAGGTGCTAACAAATTTAACGAAAATATTTCAACAACTAATATACAAGGTGTTGGTCCAGCTGATTACAACACAGCTATTAGTTTGATGACAAATAAAGATGATTTTAGATTTAATATCCTCTCAGCTCCAGGATTGAATAAATCAGACCATGCTACACAAATTACAAGTATTAAATCTTGTGTAGAAGGTCGTCAAGATTCAATTGCTGTAATAGATTTAGATGGATATGGAACAGGAATTTCAACAATAGTAACTGAAGCAAATGGTATGGATTCTAGCTATGTAGCTACATATTGGCCTTGGTTACAAACAGTAGACCCATTAGTAGGTGGATCTGTTTGGGTACCAGCTTCAACAATGGTTCCTGGTGTATATGCATTTACAGATAAATCAAGTGATCCTTGGTTTGCTCCTGCTGGTATAACAAGAGGTGCTTTAGGTAATGTAATAAGAGCTGAAAGAAAATTAACAGCTGGAAATAGAGATACATTATACGAAGCAAATGTAAACCCAATTGCTACATTCCCTGGAAGTGGAGTTGTAGTATTTGGACAAAAAACATTACAAAAGAGAGCAAGTGCGCTTGATAGAGTAAATGTTAGAAGGTTGTTAATAGCTGTTAAAAGCTTTATTTCTCAAATCTCTGATAATTTAGTATTTGAACAAAATTCAGCAGCAACAAGAAATAGCTTCTTAACTTCAGTTAACCCTTATTTAGAATCAGTACAACAAAGACAAGGATTGTATGCCTTTAAAGTAGTAATGGATGAATCAAATAATACAGCGGATGTAGTTGATAGAAATGAGTTAGTAGGACAAATATTCTTACAACCAACTAAAACAGCTGAATTTATAATATTAGATTTTAATGTATTACCAACTGGAGCTACATTTCCAGCATAAAAGTTTAAAAAAATTATATTTATAATAAACGCAAAGTAAAATGGCAGTATTAGATAGCAACGAAATTTTTTACACCGCTTTTGAACCCAAACAAAAGAATAGATTTCTTCTGTATGTAGATGGATTCCCATCATATATCATGAAAGGTGTAGGAGCAGTTTCACTTACCCAAGGTACAGTACCTTTGAACCATATTAACGTACAAAGATATGTAAAAGGAAAAACAGTATGGAACACAATTCAGTTCACACTGTTTGATCCTGTAACTCCTTCTGGTGCTCAAGCAGTAATGGAATGGGTTAGATTACATCACGAATCAGTAACAGGTAGAGATGGTTATTCAGATTTCTATAAAAAAGACCTAACGGTTAACGTTTTAGGACCTGTTGGAGATATAGTATCTGAATGGATTATAAAAGGTGCTCTTATTACAGAAGCTAATTTTGGTGATTTTAATTGGGATACAGAAAACGCTGCCCAAGAAATAACAATGACAGTTCAACCAGATTACTGTGTATTAAATTTCTAAAAATATTTTCCCTTCACATATATTCCTCAAAAGAGCTTGACTTAGTCAAGCTTTTTTTTTCTTTTTCACGCGAGAAATTTGGTTACCACAAATAATAATCGTATATTCACCATCTCGGTGTTGAGTAGTTCCAAAATCGCTCCGTGAACGACGTAAAATCACGTAAAAAGCCTGGCCCTCTAAAAGGGCTTTCGTCTTTTTCCGCGGAAAAATTTGGTTACCTGAGGGAGGAAGCGTATATTTACCCTGTAAATAATTAATAATAATAAAGGTTATGAATAATTCAGTAAAAATTAAAAGAGGTAGACCAAGCCTTAAAGGTGGTAATGTAGTAAGAAGGTTTAAGCCAACTACTATGATGATGGATGATTTTAAATTCGATCCAGCATTGTTTGTTCCAATGAAAACTAATACTAAAATGGATGCTTTACTTTCAAATGAAGGTGGTATGATGAAAGGTACTAATGTTGCATTCGTAGGTGATCCAGGTGTTGGTAAAACTACCGTATTATTAGATATGCTTTCTAATATGCAAAATAATGGAAATAAAGTATTGTTTATATCAGGTGAGATGACTCAGATTGATATGGTTGGTATGGTTAAAAGATTTCCTAAATTTGGTAAATTACCTATATTGTTTATGGGTGATTGGATTGAAAATGATCCATTAGTTATATTAAAATCAATCCTTAGTGAAGGATGGGATTCAGTTTTAGTAGATTCATTTGCAGAGCTTGCAGTTGCTGTTTGTGATTTCCATGGTGGTACTATGAAAAGTGCAGAAACTCAATTGTTAAATTTATTTGAAAAACATAATAAAGCTGAGAATCAAAGTAAAAGAAATACTAATTTTATGATTATTCAACAGGTTACTAAAGGTGGTGAATTTGCCGGTAGTAACAGGTTTAAGCACATGATTACTGCCATGGCTCATATTAAATTTCAACAAGATGGTCAAAGAGCTATCTGGTTTAGTAAAAATAGACGTGGTGGTCAAATGGATAAGTTATTCTTTAGTTTAAATCAAAAGAATCATGTCGGGTGGT